GAAAAAGAAAACATTCTCAATGTTGAAATTTTAGAAGCACCCCCTGTAATTATACAACCAGACCTATCTCCTACTCCCCAAGAAGATATGTATAAGAACGAGTAGTGGGAATACGAATTTTACTATACAACCATGAGAATATCATTTTAAAATATACAAACATACTTTTTAAATTTGCAACAACACATTTAAAAAGTAGGGAAATTTCTAGAACGCTCATTACCCTAGGGTTCGCCCTAGGGGAAGGCATTTTGTTCTACACCCTATGCCCCCAGAGAGTATCGATCTCTCTTCTTAGACTTACTAAATCTACATTCTACCTTTGAACTATGAGGGCTTTATATTAGTATTATATGTTTATTTATTCAAATTTATACGCAAATGTTCTTCGGCCTGTTTTTTTGTTTCGAACGTGCCTAGATATTTGTGTTTACACCTAGCCACCCATTTATTTTCTTTTTGTGAAATACAACCTACTATCCTTTTATTTGTACCATCTGGTTTAATAAAATTTTCTGGGTCTCTCGTGTATTCTTTCAATACTTCCATGGCTTCTTCTTTTGTATTGAAAGCTCCATTAGATAAATACACTTTTTTATTTTTGACACTTACACGTGGCATGTAACCATTTAATTTTTTGCACACATAACCTAAATAACCGTCTCTATTAATTTTATTATTTTTAAGACCTTTCGTTATATTATCCTTTAATAAATCAGATAATTCCTTTTTATTATTACCACCCGCTGAGCAATTATATCCATTAGGTGCCAATGAATTGTAATACTTTATCCAGTGTATCTCCCTTTCATCCAATAATTCATTATCAATTTCTTCTAATATTTCATATTCCATTTCATCTCCATATTTATCTATTGCTCGTTTAAGTAAGGTGCAATTAGTTGAACTTTTTTTATGTCCTTTTATCCTTTCTTCAAGTGTATGTATAGTCTGACCTATATATACTTTATTCGATGGGCTTTCTATTTTATAAATAATACCCATACATGTATATCAATGATTTTACTTTTTTAAGTATGGAACAACATATTTAAAAAAGTAATCTCCTCCGCTGAGAATCGAACTCAGATGACCTGGTCCCTATTATAATGGATTTAATCCTAATAACAGCCAGGGATAATGACCTTTATATGACAGAGGAATGGTCTGATCGGCACGATTCGAACGTGCATACAACAGAATACTGATATCTTTTACGATACTTACATAACTTATGCTACAATCTGTCCGCTAACCAGTTTGCGTACGACCAGATAAGCTCCCACGAGGGTTCGAACCTCGATCTTTGGATTTGCTTCCCTTACTGTCAAAGTCCAATGTTATGCCAATTAAACTATGAGAGCTTATATAATATTATACTGGAATTTCTTTAAGTTATTTTAGCGCATAAAACTGAGTGACAGGGAGGGACCCAAAAAATATCCCATAAAAAGCAAAGCGGCGAGGACCAATATTATTATACCTACCAAGGCCCATGTTGGGACTGTTTTTGGTTCCTGGGGGGCTTGAGATTTAGACATTGTCTATTACATACTTTGATAAAAATAATTGCCCAATCCATTCCCAGAATTTGAAATCATATCATATAACATTTTTAATCCAAAAAATGTTCCAATAATTACTAAGATTACAAGCAATACTATTTTCCAAGTCTCCATTCTTTTATACTATACATCTAGATTTTGTCTTTGGCTCATTGACCGCCTGATTGCTCCTGCCAGGCGACCCTCATCCATTCTTCTTTGTGTTGAGGTGCACATAACTAATCCCCCAAAAAATAGGAGAACCACTCCACCCATGAGAGTGAGAACATCATGACTCATCTATTATTAATAGACCTTTTAATACTATCGATGAGTATTAAGGCATTTCCAAAAATTGATATTGCCTTAATGTGATGTTCCAAGTCCATGTATTTTAATATATCTGTTTATTTAAATGTTGGCATTCGCCAGCTCACGGCCCATCAATACAATTAGGTCCCCTAAAGCACAGAAGGTAAAGACTTGGAAATTCGCCGCGCGGTTCTTATTCAAAAATGCAACAATGAAAGATAAAGCCGAACTTGGACGATTCACTAAACAAGAACTCCTTGAACTGGGACCTACTTTTATAAAGATAGGACAATTCATCTCGACAAGAGGAGACCTTTACCCCCTGGAATTCGTTAAAGAACTTGAATCCCTGCAGGACGACGTCACTGTTGTGGAGTATGACGATTCAAAAATACCATATGATATATTTTCAGAGATTGACATGACTACACCTTTCAAATGCGCGAGTATAGGACAAGTCTATAGAGCAACTCTCAAAGAAAATAATCAAGAAGTCATTGTCAAAGTCAAGAGACCAAACATAAAAGAAATTATGACAAACGATACAAATGATATCAAAGATATTGTGAACTTTCTTGAAAGAATTAATATTGACACAGGAACAGGAAATGGAGTTATTCTTGATGAAGCCATTGATAATCTTATCAGTGAAACAGACTATGTCAAAGAAAAAGAAAATGCAATTCAGTTCTATAATAATTTTAAAGATGTCCCATGGGTAAGAGTTCCAAAAGTATATGAAGAATATTGCACCGAAGACATTCTTGTCATGGAATATGTTCCTTCAGAAAAATTAAATGACATCGAAACAAAAGGTGTCAATAAAAAGAAAATTTGTGAAGCACTCATCAGAAGTTATGTAAAACAAACAATGGAAGATGGATTTTTTCATGCAGATCCACACCCAGGAAATGTTGGTTTTGCGCCAGGTGGAAAACTTGTCTATTATGACTTTGGACTTTGTGTTCCAATAAGTGATGAACTCAAAAATGGTTTCATGGAATTATTAGTGCACATTGTTGAAAGAGACACAAAAAGTATTGTTCAAAAACTTGTAGACCTAAAAATTATTATTCCACAAACAGAACTTGGGGACATTGAAATATTCTTTGAATCCATTTTGTCATACATGGAAAAATTAGACCCCAAGAACCTCGCAGAAGACATAATGAATGATGAAATACTTATGGAATTAGCTAAAGAAAAACCATTTGTCATACCATCAAGTTTTATATACTTAGCAAAAACTTTCTCTATAGTTGAAGGTCTTTGTTTAAAATTGGATCCAGAATTTAATTACTTTACATACTTAGAACCAATTATACAAAACAAGGTTTCACAAAGTATTGACATGTCATCAATGGTTAAAACGGTGGCTGAAATGCCTACGAGGGTCAAAAATCTAAGCACGGCTGTTCTGAGTTTGGAGAAATCCAGAGCAGCTGTAAAGAGGTCATTGAAAAAGACGAGGAAGGAGATACGGTATGCTCAATATAGTATATTATGCACTCTCATTGCTTTGGAGCAACAAAATCAATATGTGTTTGTATTTTTTGCATCATTAGCTGCATGGTTTGCCCTTACTTCTCGAAAAAATCAATAGCAGTGGGCTCATCCTCATCGTATGAATCGACAAGGTTCTTTTGGATGAAACGACGATGTTCCTCAAAAAGTTGTTGGCTGCGCTTGCGTTCTTCAACAGAAATATCCTTCAAACGCTGTCCGTATCTCTCAAGGTCAAGTTGACGCTCTTGATACATACGCTTCCCAAACTTTCTGAATTTCTTAGCGAGCTTCTTCTTAGAAGAGCAAACAACTGGAGACAAAGTACACTTGGTGGTAAAGGTTGGCATTTTGTTATATACAGATATATAAATCCTACGCTTTATATCCCGTCACATTATTTTCAAACCACTTCTTGTAGCCTTCCGATGTCCCCACATATATCCTATCACGCGTTTCAATTGGATGGTGCACAAATAGGTATTTGTATTTATCAAAATTTTGTTCAATGACATCACCATCTAATATATTGGCAAAATATACATCCGTCATTGCTGTCATACCATTATTATCAAAAAGTAAAATGCTTCCATTGTTAAAATTACTCAATCCCCTACATTGAGCATCTATGAAATGATAAACTTCGCGCATTGATCTTGTTTGTGAACCACCTTTCCCACAAATATTTTTAAAATTCACGAAAACTTTTTTGTTTCCAATTACCTGAATACCATCAAAGTCCTCGGTGTAATCAAATCCATAAAAATCCTTGAGTGGAGCATGCTTTATTTCCATGTAGTCGAACCTTTGATTTATTCTGTATCCATTAATTTTTTTACATTCAACATTTGTATTTTGAAACACAAGATTCCTTTGATAGTCTTCACTTTTCATGCTTTTTGAGCCTTGTGAATTTCCACCAAGAAATGCATTCCTTGATTCTTTGTCAAATAATGGATTAGCCATTCTTAATAACCTAGATATTGCTAGTCGCATGCTTTTATATAAAGATAGAAATAGATATGTAAACATGGGTGTAGGTCAGTTTTACACGGTTAAACACGACTACATATTAGATGGTTTTGAAAAACCGAAGGGACCTATCATTGAACCATTTGCTGGTCAAGGAGATTTAATAGATTGGTTGGGGAGATGTGATGTAGAATCATATGATATAGAACCAAAAAGAAATGATATAATTGAAAGAGACACATTAATAAATCCACCCTCGTATGGAAACAAATGGGTCATAACAAACCCACCATACCTCGCGAGAAATAAATGTGATTCGAAACAAATATTTGATATGTATAAAACAAATGATTTATACAAATGTTTTATAATGTCGGTGGTTAATCAAAATGAAAAATGTTTGGGAGGTATATTCATTATACCCGTTGGATTTTTCTTATCACCAAGGGAGATGGATGTTCATTGTAGACATTGTTTCTTATCAAAATATAAAATCACTCGAGTAAAATATTTTGAAGAAGTTGTATTTCCCGATACAACCACAACTGTTGTTGCATTTTCTTTTGTAAAGAGTGATAAACTTTTGTCAGAACAAAATATACCATGGGAAAGATATCCAAATGGTGATAAAAAAATATTTAAACTTGAATCAAAACATAAATGGATAATAGGTGGTGAAATTTATGATTTGAAAATTCCAAAAACTATTAAAATAAAAAGAGTTGTTAAAGACCATGAAAATAATAACATGACATATTTGACATTAAGTGCTTTGGATACAACGAAGAAAATTTCTCTCGAGTATACACCGGGTCATGTATATGAAGGAATAAATACAAGTAGAACATACGCCACTCTTTGTATATCAGGAATAGAATTGGACGAAGAAAAGGAAAAAAGAATCGCTCAAGAATTCAATAATTATTTGAACAAAAAGAGAGAAGAAACATGGAGTTTATTTTTACCACAATTCAGAGAATATGATAGAAGAAGAATTCCATTTAGTCTAGCATACAGTATAGTCGGTGATTTAATAAATAAAATATTTATGTAATTT